AGTCACCGTCTTCGTCGTCACTGCGCCAGCCACGAATGTGCAGTCTTCGAACGTCGAATCTCCGCTCACATCCACCAGCGTGGTGACCGAAGCGCCGGCGGTTACGGTCACGCGCTTGAACTGGGCGGTTGACGAAACAACCAGGCCAGTAAACGTCAGCGCGCCTGCAGTGAAGCTGCAGTCCACCGCTACCGTGTCTGCGGCGAAGTTCGCGATAGTGCCAGCGCTCCCGCTCCCTGCCGCCACGCTGCAGTTGTAGAGCGACGTGGCGCCGTCAACGTCCAGCGTGAGCACTGACCCTGCCCCAGGAGTGAACGCGCACTGGTGGAACTCTGCTACGCCATCCTGATCGATAAACGCGGACTGGTTGCTGTGGCTACTGGACCCAAAGCTGCACACGCGGAACAACACATCGCAAGACGCGGTGACCTTCACCAAGCTCGCTGCCCCGTTCGCCTGTGCATCATCGAACCTGATGCCATCCACCGTGCACTGGTCTGTGTTGGCTTTGAAATCCGCGAGGAGTGAAGACGCGCTGTCCACCCTAACAGTGGTCGCCTCTATCCCGCAGCCGCGGAGCGATACGCCGGTCTCCACGTCCAGGACCGCCGTTGTGCGGTAGGTCCCCGGCGGGAAGTAGACAATCCCGCCACCTGCAGTCGTGCACGCGTCAATGGCTGCCTGGATTGCGGTGGTGTCGTCCGTAGCCCCATCGCCAAGCGCGCCATACGACACCGACTTCACGTTGAACCAGATGTCGATGGCGGAGCCAAGCACCTCCGCTACCGACTGCGCTCCGCTACCAGCGTCGACCTTCCAGTCCGCCGCGCCGTTGGTCGACTCCCACAGGTTGAGGATCGTCTCAACCGTCACGGGCTTGTTTGTGCCTGAGGCGCCGCCCTCGTACGCAGACCCAGTAAACGACTGGCCGATGTACTCCAGCCCTCCAGACGACCCTCCCTGAGTAAACTCGATGACCAGCACGCCAGCACTCGAGTACACGTGGACGTCCACATACTGGTCTACGTAGATCTCCGCCGCGCCGTTCGCGTTTAGCACCACATCGGCGCCCGTCGTGATGGAGGACGTGCCTTCGAAGTCCGTGTAGTAGCCCGCGCGGGTGCTCGTGCCGCGGTTGTATATCTCCGCCCGGCCGCTCGTCGCGCCAGTCACCCCCGCCGCCAGTGTGCTCAGCAGTTGCATCAGAAACTCCCCACCACGTTACCGCTCGTCGTGCCTATCTGCAGGTGCCCAGTGGCGCCCGAGGCGAAGCTGTAGTCAGCGCCGTTCAGGAAGCTCATCCCAATCGCACTCACCAGCGTGACCACCGCGCCGCTAGCGTCCAGCGCATATGTACTGAAGCCAATCTCCCCGCCGTCAAAAACGGTGCCGTTCATGAACAAGCCGGACATCGCCGCCCCGATGGATATCCCGCTCACAGGCGGGGCGTTGCTTGACGCTGACGCCTGCCTCGTCGAAGTCGACAGAAAGGTCGTCGAGTCGACCCTGGCGTGCTGTCCGCCCGTGGCGAACGAAAGAGCGGCGGCATCGCTGTTGCCATCCATCTCGAACTTGCACCCCCTCACGGAAAACCGCGCTTGATCACACGTCACCAACGCGGCGCTGCACGCCTGCGTCTGCGCGCCGAAGAGGATGTTCGCGATGGTCACGTCGGCTGTGTCGACGGTGATGAGACTCCCAGAGCCCTGGTTGTTGATCAGCTGCGCCGTCGGGAACCCTCCAGACGACCCCTCGCCCACAATGGTGAGTGCCTTCGCCAGAGACAGCGAGCCCGTCAGCGTCTCGCTGTGGTCAGCCGCCAGCACGATCCAGTCACCCTCGCTCGCCGCGGTGTAAGCCGCCACAATCGTCGCCATCGGGTCAGAGCGCGACAGCCCGTCGTTGCCAGCGTCTCCGATGACAGAGCTCACAAAGTACGGTGTGCCGGCCATCTGAAGATCCTTCGAAGTCACAAGCACATCCCCGGACGAGGCGCCTATTCCATTCGGCAAAATCTGAGTCATCTACCGCTCCACGGGCTCGGGTGATCAAGATGAACGAAGTTGTTCACTGTCTGATTCGCAAACGACTTTGCGGCCTTCTTCAGCTCTTTCGAGCGCTTAGCAAGGTAGCTCAGTTTGTTCACCGGAAGGGTCTTCGCCACGGCGAACTCATGCGCGAGCTCCCACGTGAAGTAACGGTTCCAGAACACCCGGGAGTCAGGCGTCGATGCCCCGACATCCGTGTCTGCATACAGCATCTGGGCCTGGAATCGGATCGTCCCGGCCTCGTCAGGCGTCGGCCAGAGCCTGACCTGCAACGGCACGGCAGCCCGGTGCAAGTAGTACTGCTGAGGGCGGCCCTCGCTGCCCTTCGCCGACAGTCGCTGCCACCCCTCACGATCGATCATCTCAACAGGAGTCTCGCCGTTCACACCCTTCGTCGAGACCTGGGCCGCGTCGATGTATGCACCGTCGCCGACCAGGCCAAGGATGTCGCCGCTGATCGTGTAGTACGGCTCCCCAGCGGTCAGCGCCAGCTCGTAGAACTCCACCGACCTGGCGTACACGCCTTCCGCCTGCAGCGAGTCTAGAAGCGTGTCTAGCGCCCGCCGGCCGAACGCCAAGTCGCCCTCTTCAGCCGGCTGCCCAGTGTCCAGCACTCCCGCGGTCTGCAGAGCCTGGGTCAATATCTCGTCGACAGTCAGCTCGGTTCCTCGAGTCGGGGAAATGGTCATATCGACAGCTCCGGGTAGATTCGCTTGAAGTACTTCTGCATCTCAGTGAACAGAGCGGCAGATGGCACCTCGCACGATAGTACCGCTTCCTGCAGAGTCCCAGTCGTTCCGTACGGGAAGGCAGGCGTGCCGCCTCCGTACATCACCACCGTCGACGCTACCGCCATCCCAAGCCCGCCTGACACCTCGGTCGTCACCCAGTCCCCGTCGTCAACACGTATCGACAGGGAAGCCTGCTCCATCTTCGCTACCACCAGGTGCTTTCCGCTGTCTCCAGGCGCCGCCGCGAACACGTTCGTGTTCCCGCTGCCGGTCGCGAACGTGGCGCCCGCCGAGAACTCGTCGTTGTTCCACGTAATCTCGATCCCGTTGATAGACTCGCCAGCCACGCCACTCCCCACGTGGAACATCCTGCTGAACTCTGTCGCACTGCCAACGATCCAGATAGACGGCTCAGCGTTGACCGGTAGCATCTCTCCCAGGTTGCTCTTCAGGTAGTCGTTCGAGAAGGTCGGCACCCCGGACACGTCAGGCGGCTGCAGGGAAGCCGCGGGTTGGTACACGTCGCCAGCGTTCATCACCCGCTGCAGGTTCGGCACCCACCGGTACCCAGTGCTGCCCAGCGTCCCCGACTGCGCCGGCTGCCACCAACCGCAGCAGATGCTGTCACCAAGCGCAGCGCGACCTCCACCAGACCTCAGGATCGACAGCGGGTGCTGCCGGTACTCATCGCCGCCAAGGTCGTACCCGCCACCGTCGCGCACCGGGGAAGTCCCACCCGATGCGGAGGCGTGCATCGCGTTCAGCTCCGAAAGCAACGTCGCGTCCTTCCCAGACCCCTCGTCTGGACACACTAGATTCCCAGACCTGTCACGCCACAACTTCGACCGCTGCCACATCACGCCGCAGTAGGCGCACCTCGCCTGAAAGTCGCCTCGCCGCCCTTTCCATTTACGACCAATCGTCTGCATCACATTCCACAAAAAACAGGGCCCCCGGATTCCTCCGAGAGCCCTGCCGAGCAAGACCAGATCCCCCGGACGAGGGTGCTGACCAATCCTATACGCTGACCGGGGTCGTCACCGCACCGTTCTCGCCGTTGTTGTTGACCGTTCTGCAATCGAACATCGTCAGATTGCCGGGGGTCGTAAGGCCCGCCGTGGTCGCGTTGTCCAGGATGCCGAAGCCGCACCTGGCAAGTACACCAGTCGCCGCTGCGATGCCGGACATCGCGGCAACGCTCGCGGCCTTGCGGTTCACGAAGAAGCTATCCGTGATCATCATCTGGGTCGGGGCAGTCGTCAGAAGGCTGACCACTCCTACCGTGGTGGAGCTGGTCGCCGCCTGGATGTCACACCCATGCATCCGGAATCGAGTTCCCCCGACGATCCGAAGCACAGCAGTCGACTCTCCAGCAGTCGCTCCGTAGAACTGGCTGCCGATGATTGAGAAGTCGTTCGCAGCCGCCGTGGTCGTGATGCCGATCGTCGACAACTGGTCAGCATCGATCGATGTCTGCACCTGGCAGTTTACGATCGAGCAGCCCGCCGCCGACACCGTGATTGGAGCGGCGACCGACAACGCCGCGCTCAGGGTTGGGTCTCCAGCAAACTCAAAGACCATGTTCTGCAAAGTGACGTCAGCCACGTCAAGAAGCACAGTCGAAGTCGCCGTAGACCACGTCAGCGTCGGGCGGTTGCTGCCCTGCCCAATGCCAACGATATTCGTTCCGGCCACCAAGCTCGACAGGAAGTCCGCCGAGCTGATGTCCTCCTCATGGCCAGGGAGCACGTAGACCGTGTCCCCGAGCCCTGACCGGCACCGGGCAAGCGCAGAGTTCAGGGTTGTGACCAGGTTGGTACGGATGAAGTCATCGTCGCCGTCCTGGATGCCGCCAGAGCGGACGTACGCCGCTACCCGGGTGCCAGGCCCAGACAGAACACCGTATGGCGTCTGGATGGGCATGGCAGTGCGCGGCACATTCGAAAAGGCTGCTGTTGGTAGCGTGATACTCATCGTTCCCCCTTAGGCCTGGACGCCGAGAGCGCAGCGTGGGTCGCTCCAGCCGCGGGCCCACCGGGCCGACATGCTGTACTTCATCAGCTCCTGGTCGTTATCGACCCAGGTGCGGCTGCGAGGACGACGGCGCCACCGGAAGTTCAGCCCATCTTCGCAGTCGGTGAGCATCGCCCAGTTCGTCGAGGTGTTCGACCAGTACTTGTTCGGCACGACCCGCAAGTCGAGCGACTGGTTCACCACGTTGATTTCGTTGTACGCGCCGGTGGTCGGGTCCATCCGGCTGTTCACCAGACCGTCCCACGTTGCCCACTGCTCAGTCGGGCAGACGACGACCTTCGGCTCGTAGCCTTCGGTGATCCCGTCGTGGCCTGGATACTTCTTGATCTGGCTCGTCGCCACAACGACAGCCGCTCGGGACGGAGACAGCGGGGTGGCCATCACGTTCGAGAACGTGCCGCCGTGCGGCAGCGTGTGACTTGCCGAGAACAGCGGCAGGCCATCGCCTCCCACGTACGAGGTGTTGAACCCGCGTACCAGAATGTTGGTGGCGTCGATATCCGCAGTCTTCCACATCGCCCGCTTCAGCCTACGGGCGGCGTTGATGATCTTCGGATACTTGTTGTCCTCCATCGCCTCTTCGGTGACGATCAGCTTCAGCGCAAACGTACGCGCCGTGTACCGAGTGAGGTAGCCCTCGCGGATGGACCCGGTGGCGATCTCTCCGCCCTCCGGCTTCTCCGAAGCGAGGCCGGGGCCGCCTGATTCCAGGTCGTCCTCGTACGCGTCGCTCATCTTGCGCTCGTCAAGCCACTTGGACAGCAGAGCACTGCGCTCGTAGCCGTCGGTACTGTCGTCGACCACCTTATCCAAGGTGGCCTTCATTGCATTCGCAATGCCGGAAGTAAATACGGTCATGACGTCTCCCTATCAGGTGCCAGCGATGGTCGTTGCGGGCCACCCGGCCTCGTCCGACTTGTTGATTCGGACCAGCAGACTGACATTCGTGTCACTGAAGTCCTGGTTGTTCAGCGTCTTGTCGATGCCGAAAATACGCCAGACCAGTCCAGCGGTAGTCGCGTGGAGGGAGATGTCGAGCTGCGGGTCTGCCACAGCAGTCGCTGAGACGCCGGTACAGACATGCGTGCAGTTCTCGCCGATAAACGCCTGGTAGGCGGCCTCGGTCGTCGCGGTCGTATTGTCGTCAGCCTGAACCGACCACACGCCAGCGTCCGCCGGAACA